TGCGCGGGCGTCGCGCCAGTTTCCGCCTCGGTCTTCGTGCGGGCATCTTACTTCGCCAGTCCGATGGTGATGCCCTTCGTGCCGGTCATCTTCTCGATGATGAACTTGGCGTGTTCGGCACTGAAACCGTACTCGAACTCGTTGTCCTTGGGGTCTGCCTTCAACAGCCCACCCTTGGAATTACAGTACCCGAGCACGAGATTCTTCACGTCGATGCTGATATCGCCGGCGAACTTGACCCGCACCTGCGCCTTCCACTCCTTGGCGGGCTTCGCCTGCTTCGGCGCGCGGATGGGGCCGCCCAGCTTGTTCAGCACTTCCTTGAGGACAGGCAGTGCGTCGGCCTCGAGCGAACGCTCCGCGTAGTGAACAGCGTTCTGCACCATCAGCCGGTTATTCATCGTGATGGCAGCGAGCACAGCATCGGCATCGTTGTCATTTTCGATGAACGCACACAGCGTCGGCGCGTTGTTGAACTGCTTTACTTTTGCCATTGCTTCACCTCTTCAGTTTGAATGTGAACACGAACTCAACACCCGGTTCCATGGTGCCGGGATACGCCATTATACCTTCGGCAATGTGCTGGTCCATCACCTTCCAGTCCATACGGTACACTTCACCGCCAGATTCAAAGTCACATCCCATGCTATCGCGGCGAAGCACCTTCCCCAACTGTGCACCCTCCTTTCTAGCCAGCTCTGCCATGGTGTAGTCCGCTTCGGTCTCGCAGGACATGTCGTTGCCGGGGTCGAATGCCGGGTGGTCGGCCCCTGCTGGTCGTGGTAGCTTGTTCATTGTGCACCCTTCGTTAAGTTGTTGAATGGCTCTGCCTTACGCCACCCTAACAATATACAGTCTGGCAACTGCCCGCGCAAGGGCCGGGCCATAATTGCCCGTTGCGCGACGCTGGGGCCGGTTTTAGCCCTGTGGCCAGTTACGGCAGGCGAAAACGCCATGCAAACGACATGCCAATCACAACTCCATTCCACGCTCTGTATGCGACCGCCCAGCCGAGCCGGCCCCCTCCCCTACTACTGGGCCGGGTGTGGTCCTCGCGGTCTGCTGCGCGGTCGCACAGGTACTCACAATTCAAAGGGCCGGGGCATTGCTGCCCCAGCCCTTGCGGCTGGCCTATATGGTGGTACTGGTCAGCAGCCGTTGCGCCTGCGGTTCTCGCGCAGGGCTGCACGCACAGGCTTCCAATGTTCCCTGTAGCACTTGTCACACACGGTGGCTATTCCCACATCCGGCTGCGGGCCTACCTCCGCATCACCGGGGTCGTTGTCCACCCACATCTCGCGCGTCCATGTGCTGCCGCTGCTGGGGTATGCACCACACAGGGCACACGGTTCCGGCCCGGCAAGCTGCTCCGCTGCTGCCTGCGGGTTTTCAGCTATCCACCGCTGCACTTCCGGGCAGGTGCCAAACGTACTCCAGCAACTGCCGTTCGGGCTGGCCAGTATGCAAGTGTCACACGGGCACGGTTCCCCGTGCGGTTCCTCAAACAGTTCCAAGTCCTCCACGGCAGCTTCCCACCGGGTGGGTGGCAGGCTGCGGTATACGGGCCACCATCCGCGCTGCTGTATGGCACGTATCACACGGGCCAACTGCAAAGCCTTGGCACCTTCCGCGCTCGCCATATCCCGCTGGTCAGCTTGGTAGTCGTCGTATCCATCCGCGCTGTAGGTCTCGGTGTCCAAATGGTTGTGCCAAGTGCTGCGGGCAAACCGTGCGCAGCTACGGGCAAACCGCACCAGTGCAGCCACACTGTTCGGCCGTGGGTAGTGCCGCGCACCCTTGCCGGAGATGATGTCGTTGGCCCGCCCGTGCACTGCCTGCCGCACAGCCTGCGCAGCCCGTGCATCCTGCCGGGTTGCCTGTGCTACTGCTGCCACCTGTGCCCGCATGGTGCGCACCTGCTGCGCAGCTTCATGCCGCATGTCCCACAGTATGCACGCCCACTCCAACACCTCGCCCACACTGGGCCTATCAAACTTCAATGCGCTGGTAATCATGCTGCACCCCTTTACGTTGTGGGGCCGGGTTGCCGCCCGGCCCCGGTTTGGTTGTCACGATTCGATTTCGTTGGCCAGTGTGCCGGGCACCGTATCAGCAAACGCACGGCTCTTGTCAATAAGCCCGGCCACTTCACCCAGCCACTGCCAGCTCGCCCGCCGTGCCTGTGTGTAGCAGTACCTCGCGCCGTCATAGCGCAGGGAACACGTCACTCTCAACTGCCCGTGCACAAACTCGCTCTCGCGTTCCTCGGTAGGGGCACGCCGTGCCTCCACCTGCCATGTGGTTCCATCATCGTTGCGGGCTGTGGGGCCGCGCATACCGTGTGTAGCGTACAGCCACGGGGCACTCCAACCCAGCTTCCGCAGTGCCGCCTGTAGCTTGCGAAGTGAAATGTACGTTGTTGCCATGCTGCACCCCTTGGTTGAATGGAAGTGGCCTGCCAGCCACACACGTCTATTATAGCTTACGCGCAGGCTGTGCGCAACACCTTTATTCAACGGAATTCGCCCTGCCCGCGTAGCAAGGAACGTGCCAATCATGTGACTTTCTGCAGTCCACGCTATGCGACCAGCCAGCAGACGGGGCTAGGACTGGGGGCTGTGGTGCCGGGCCGCTGGGTGGGGGCTGTTGCGCGGTCGCACAGGGCCGACCACAACGCAGCACGGGCCGGGGCTGCTACTGGCCAGCCCGGCCCGGTGGTATGCCTACACGTAGCAAGGGCCGGGCATTGCTGCCCGGCCCCTGCTGTGCTGTGCTGCGGGTGGCCTTACTTGCTGGCCTTGCCGCTGCCCTTGCGTACACGCTTCACCTTGCGGGTGCGCTTGGCCGGGGCCGGGGCCGGGGCCGCTGCCTTGGCCTTGCTCTCAGCCTTGGGGGCCGGGCCACCAATGCGCACCAGCCCGCTAATGGCCTCGCCCGTTGCCGGGTTCATCCGCTGGCCATTGTTCAGCAGGTTGCGGTAAATGCCAGCCACACGCGGGCCGGGGTCGTTGTCGTACTGCGCCTGCACCTTAGCGTATATGGCTTCGTCGGACAGCTTCTGCTGCACAACAAGGGCCATGACGAACTTGGACACGGGCACGCGCTTTTCCTCGGCCTGCTTGGGCTGGGCCTTGCTTGCCTTGGCCTTGCTGGCCTTGGCCTTGCTGGTGCTGCGCTTGCGGGTGGTGGTTTTGGTAGTGCGGGCCATGTCGGCCTCCTTCTGGTTGTGGGGCTGTGCCCCGGTGTAATACTTGGTGTATTCATCGCTGCGCAATTGCAGCCACTCGTTGATGTCCTCATAATAGGCGCTCTGGCTGTCCTCCCAGCACTGCCAAATAAGGTGCTTACCGGGCTTACGGTGGCTGGCATCTTGCGGCCCCCATGCATCATCTTCACACATCTCGCCAGCTATCAGCCCGCCCAGTGCGTTACTCAGGGTGCGCAGGTGGCGCAGGGCCGTGCCCTTGCCAATACCAAAGTGTGCAGCCACATCAGCAGTAGTTACAGCGAACATGTCACAGACGAACAGATACAGGTTGTAGTGGGAGAGGAAGGTGGGAAGTGTGAACTGCTTTGCCATGCTGGGCTCCTTTGCGTTGTGTACCTCTATGATAGCACAATAACCGGGCCGTGACATCCCCCTCCTCGAAATTAACTAGAAATGTGGGCCATACGTCCTGGAAACCCCTGAATTTAGTTCGTTTGATTAACGCCCAAACAGTAACCAAACGGGCAAACGCCATCACAACGCCATACCGCACTACGGGTGTGTATACCTACTGTAGATGAAGGGAATGTGGGCCGTACATAGGGGCACCCACCCCAGCGTATACGGGCATGGCGTTTGTATGGCATTGTGACCACCTGCCAGCCCCGTAGGAGCAGGCTACCGGGGCCGGGCCTGTACCGGGCAGGGGCAGCGGTCAAGTCTGGTGTGGGGTCTGCTACAGGGCAGGGAACAAACACAGAAGCCGGGCAGCTTACGCCACCCGGCCCCCGAGGCAGAAGCAACGGCACAGGCACCACAGCACGAGACGCCCACACCGCACTTCAGGCGGAACCTAGTCGTCGAGTACGGCCACCAGTGCGCCTTCCAACGCGGAGACCACGCTGTCCAGCATCCGGCGTTCCTCTGCTTCAGTCATGCGGGGAATGTCAATCTTGTTATTGAGGAACGTCACCAGCTTGCCGCGCAGCCTGCCGTCCTTCAACCGTTTCCTGAGGATGCCGAGTACAATGCGCTTCGCCCACTTGCCCAGCATTCCCAGCTTCTTGTTCTTTGCCATGCCTGCCTCCTAGCTATGGGTGGAACAGGTGAATCCCGTGGTGGTGGTCTCCGCACACGTCGAAGTGTAACCACGCCACATCATCTTCAATGCGCCGTATCCACGGGAATAGTTGTTGATGGTTCATGATGATGTCGCGTGCCTGTGTAGCGGTTACACCTGCAATCAGCATATCCACCGCACGCCCGAACCTGTGCTGTGACATGCTGGGCACCGGGTCACCAGCGTTGAGCACCACACTTTCGTAGTACCTGTCGGGCCTGTAGCCCGACCACTGCCGCCACTCACACTCCGGCTTGTTCGCCTTGCGTTTCCACCACCAGTTGTTGATAGTGCATGGCGCACCGAAGAACGTGCGGATGTTGTCAGCCGTTACCAGTACGCGCACGTCCATGAAGTAGCGCAGCCCGGCGACACCCCAGCGGTCGAACTCCCACGGTGGTAGGAATTCGTGTGCCTTGAAGTGCTTCGGCATGTAGTAGTCAGGCAGCTTGCACATCATACGAACTCGTAGAAAACGGCGAACTCACCGGATACCTTGCTGTTCGCGCTGCTCACGCTATCCACCCGCAGCTTGATGTCCGCCAGTGGCGGCACCTGTATTGCCTTGGTGAACGGGCGGAATAGTGAAGGCTGCGTGTCGGTCAGACCCAGTGATGACTTTGAGAGGAAGATACCACCGGATTCACGCACGTACAAGCTGAAGTCGATGTCCACACCGGCGGGTGAACCGGGCAGCACCGTGAGCAGCATGTCCGCAATGTATGCCCGCTGCACCGTGCGCCCATCCACTTCGGCAGGCACCGTACACAGGGCCATCAGCGTTTGCCCTACACCGACATCAATCTTGGCACGAACGTTTCCGGCAGCAGGCACGCCCACAGTCGGGGCCGCTTCGGTTCCAACGTACACGTCACCCGCTGGGGCAGTAGCCCCTGAGATGTACGCCCGATACGTGCGCAGCCACGTTCCCGGCAACACGACGCCAGCCTGCCCGGCGAGCGTGACGGTAGCTGTGGTCTCCACACCATCAGCATCCAGCCCTACCACGGTCACGTCCATGGTGTCCCCGCCATCGGAACTGCTGACATACAACGTCTCAGCACTGGCGGCGAATGTGTAGTCTCCACCTGCTGACCAGATATCCTCAGCAGCATCGACATCACTGTTCCTGCCGAACTTACCGATGCCCTCGTTTCTGGGGTCGAACATGGTTCCCTCACTTTCCAAGGAAGTGTTTGCCTACTTCAATCAGCACCATGATGACACCCACAGCCCCGGTCACCTTTCCGGTGAGCTTGGCTAGTGACTTGTCAACGTGTGCTATGGATTCAGCGTTCTTACCCACCAGCTTCGTGATGTTGGCGATATCCTCTTTGTTGCGGTTCGTGGTGGTCTCGTTGGAACTCAGAGTCTTCTCCACTTCGCCTACCCTTCGGCCAAAACCGTTCAAGTCCTTTTCGATACGTGGATGGTCATGGTGCGGGACTTCACTCATATTGCCCGCCTGTCATGGTATCCACGTGTGTAGATGGTTGCTGTGCTGGCGCTCCCCGCGAAGGTCTCGGCAAGGTACACGTTCTGCGAGTTGTCCGTGATGAGTGGTATCTGTGCAGCAATCTGTTCACCTAATGGCGACAGAAGCTTGAACGAGAACGTAGGTATGGATGCTCCACCCAAGGTGCCATCCCAAAACTGCACCTGTGAGATGGATGCACCGTGTAGCCCGGACACCCAGAAGTCCCCACGCAGGCTCAAGCCCAGAGGCATACTGCTGGCGAGCTGCCGGGTGGTTACTGTAGGTGCAGGTGGTACAGAAAAGGAACCTTCGCTGACGTACTCATTCCAGAGGAAGTAGTCATCATCAAGGTTGTGTACGAACGGGCGAATCTTGCTGGTGGTGTCAATCCAGTACACCGAAGCCACCCGGCGATAGTAGGTGTAGCCACTGTCTGCCAGCAGGGCACTCGCGTTCAGGTTCGTGTCGTACCCGGCATCCACCGTGCCATCAGCCTTCTTGATGAGGAACAGGTGATACCATGTATCGTCGGTGAGAGCGATTGTGCTGGCCCGGCCACCGACTAGGTCACCCACTGCCCACACCGCATCCAACTGCTTCCGCAGGGCAGACGCGTTGTGGCGTATCACCACATCCGCACCAGTAGCCCGCGCGATACCGGGGTTGATGTTCACGCTGCTGCTGGGCCACCCGGCAGCACCTATCCAGTAACCCTGCATGTCACGCCCCAGTTGGAGCAGGCTCTGCAGCAGGATGAGGTCAGCCGTTACGTTGCCCTCGCGGAACGCAGTGTTCACGCTGTTGACTTGGTCACGGACGAGGTCGCCCTTCTGCACCCGGTCGTTGGCATTGCGCGCGGAAGCTTCGCTGTCGATAGCTGCCTTGATAACCGTGTACGCCTGATTCATCGCACTGATAGCTTCGCTGGGGGTGTTCAACGTAACACCGAAGCCCTCCACAATGTTGGCGAGCTCCTCCTGCACGGCGTTCATTGTATCGAACGTCACCTGTGTGGCATCGTAGGAGGGGAGGTTCTCCTGACGGAATATGTTCTTCCCCCCACTGGTGCCATAGCTGTCACCGATTGTTCTGTGCATTGTGCCTCCTACGAGATATTGAACTGGACAAGTGTGTGAGCAGGTTTCATCTTGTTGAACACACAAATGATAAGGTCAAGGTTCGGTTCACTACCTGCTATGTTGACAATCCATACGTGTAGCTGGGCCGCACTCCACACGCGCCTATCAGGGCTGGACACTGGGGAAGTAGGGCCGACGCGCGTCTTGTCAGTGTCTATGGCACTGCCCGCCCGGAATGGTGTGCCCGCGCCACCACCTTGTGTGATGGTGATGGTGGCACCATAGGACTGAGCCAAGTCGATGAAGAACTGCTCACTCAACCCAGTGTACTTCGTGGTATACTTGCTGTGTGCCGCGAGCCTGCGCTGTGCCTGTGTGGTGCCTAGCGGGAAGCACTCCTCAGGTAAACCCAAGTCGGTCTCCCAGTCTGGCAGCAACTCGGTCTCATCACTCAAGCCGGGAATACCGTTGCGTATCAACGTGAGCAGGTGGTTATCCAGCCTGTTCAACTCGGCAGCAAAGCAGGACAGCAGTATATCCAGTGTGGATGCCATCAGTTATCCTCCCAGATGCGGCCCCTCGGCAGCAGCTTGTGCATCATACGTGTGTACTCGGTTTCGTTGTACTTCTTCACAGGTATCAGGGGCCGCAGGTCAGGTGCACCACTGTCCGGGTTGAAGGGCCAGTACGTGCGCACGAATGCGTCTTCCCATACTTCACATTGTGTTATTGTCAGCATTCGTTACCTCACGTAAGTGTGGTGAAGGTGACAGTGCCCAGCAACGGATACTGGAACCCAGTAAACACGAGGTCGCCACGCCCGTTGATAACTGCACCGGTGATGCTTGTTATGCTGAAGTCCGTAACGCCCGCAGTGCTGATGGCGTTGTCCAACTGGGTGCGCAGTAGGTTCTCGCCCGGTGCTGCCTGTGTAGCAAAGAACTCATCGAGATTCGCCTGAACGTTGTCCTGCATGGCTGTTGAGTTGGGGTCAAGCGCAATGGTCATGTCCACAATCTCATCATCTGTGACATCGACCGTCAAGTCCGTGGTTACAGGCATTCGCTCTGCGAGATAGTCATACACCGTGGGGATACTGGCTGTGCCCCGGTATATCAGTGTCACCTGCCCCGGCCCCGGTGTGATAGGGAAGCACCACGCACCACTGACACCGGGCACCTCTAGCGCCCAGCGTTCATAATCCTCAGCAGTGCCGCCCGCAGGTGGCTCTTGAATCCGCAGCAGGATGCGCTCGCGGTAGTCATCATCGCTCTCCTCATCAACACCATTAGCGAAGTCCCCCGCAGCCAGTGCATCAGTGACACCCGTGATAGGTTCGATGAGTTCAAGCACCGTAGCACTGGCGATATTGCCAGCTACGCCCGGCTCAACTGCCGTGGTAGGTAGTTCAGTGTAACCACCCGCGATATTACCGCTGCCCGTGGTCTCGAACTCAACACCGTCCTCAGTCTGCACCCGTGTACCCGAGGGCACGAGCGTGCCGTTTACACCGTTGAACCGTGTGATACCAGTGGCGAAGGCTGCTGCCTTGCGCGTGACACCCCACATGAAACCATGTCTGTCAAGGTACTCGGTCTCAGCAGTAGCGACAAACAGTTGCTCACCCCAGAACGTGAGGAAACCATACACAATGTGGATGGCCCCAGCAAACACCCGCGCCAGTATGCGCAGCAGGGCACGCCGGAGCAATGACGTGTTGCCAGTAAGACGAGACTCCATGTCTGATTCGATGCGGTCGATTATCGCCGCAAGTGTTGGTCTGCTGAAAGCCATCATCCACTCCTTGCAATCTGGTTCTGCCAGTTGTAGAAGTAGCGAAAGAACGTTGCAGTCACTGCTTCCGGGCGCACGATGCGCACTTCGATGGAAAGCTCGTATGTACCTGCACGACTGGCGCTCACTTGTACCTCACTGGCTACGCCATCATCTATCATCCATTGTAACCCTTCCTTCGCGAACTCCTCTGCGCGGGCGGGCAAGTCGGTCACGAACTTGCCCCGGCCCAGTAGCCACAGCTTGGAGCCTATCAGGTCTGGGTTAGTTTCATCAGGGTCTGCCCGGTCTGCCCACCACCCTTCGCGGCTACCATCCTCATCAGGAAGAACGTCCTCTTCATCGGCCCTGCGGTTACTGAACAGGGAGATGATGACGGACGTCTCAAGCCCGTCGTCCCGTTCAAGATCGCGGTCACCAACAACGATATCGCCATGCCCAATAGTGGGCTCGAATACCATGCGGGCATCACCTTGCGTAGTCATCACTCCGCCTTTGTCTTCGTGGTGAAGTTAGTAGGCACCATCGGGGTTAGTGGTGGCCCTGTCGGTGCTCCCGGTGCTGGTGGAGCCGGGAAGTTGTGAGTGTGCAGGTCAAACAGCGTTGCGAACGTATCATTCACCAGTGTCTTCACAGCAGCCGTCGCACCCAGTTCAATGTCACCACTGGGTGTAACCTTGTACTTCCCATCTGCGTGCAGTTCAATGTCACCGTTCGCTTTGAATACCACCATGTTATCCGGGTTACGGTACACAGCCACCTCGCCAGCCGCGAGCCCGGTGGGCCTGCTGGCCCCGGTGCCTACCACCACAGCCACGGGCCTGTCACGGTTGCCACCCACGAGCAGCACAAGGGCCTCAGAGCCCTCCTCCGGATTGCTGGTTAGCCCGTGGGCCTGTATGCGCTGCACTGGCTCCAGCGGCTCTCCTGAGCCGACCTCTACGTTTAGTAGCTGCATAGCCCCGGTATCGTCCACAGTGTTGACAATACCTTCGAGCACCATCTGCGCTACCCTGCGCTTCAGTGGCGCTATCCACCGCTCTAGCATACTGCGCAGGTCACCGGGCATACTACCACCCCACATTCCGTGTTGGACGCACGCTCTTTGGTGGTTCAGCAATGTACGAGTTAGGCAACACCAGTTCGAGATTCGTCATAGAACCGCTCGCGCTTTTGGTGAACTCCACTGAGTTGATGAGCATACTGTTCCCCACCAGTAGTGAGGGAATGTCTACATTGGTGATACGGTTCATCGGCCACAAGGCACCGGAACTCTGGTGGAAGCCGCGCACCGTTGCGTTCACGGTCTGTGCCTTGCCCGAACGTACATGCGCTTCCCAGCGTGCCTTACTCTGCGCATCCTTGCGTGTCACCCCACCGTCCGCCTTCTGCAGCAGTGGGCGATACCTGGTGATGGCGTCATCGGTTGCGGTGCCTTCAATGGTGATACTGCTGCTGCTCCACCCGTTACCACTTGTAACTTGTGAACCGCGGATGGTGTACTCGCTAAACCTGTCGGCATCATTGAACTGTGCGCTGGCTGCGATTACGTTGACGCCTTCCTTCAAGCTATCATCTGCGAGACGATTGCTGGTGTTCGTAATCACCATGCGCCCGTTGACATCAGTGATTAGCAGGGTGGCACGCTTGCCCGCAGCCCGGGACGCAGCTTCAAACACAGACTCACCCACATCCAGCTTGAAGCTGCTGAACTTGGTCGTGTTGTTTACTTCATCCAGCAACTCGATGGCGAACGGTTCCACAAGGTCAGCCACAATCTGCCGCAGCGTGCGGTTCCGCCATATGCCGGGGCTGTTCATGGCACTGCAATCAACGAGGTCACAGGTGCGGTCGCGCCCAGCTACGCGGATTGTGTGCTGCTCCGCTGCCAAACTAGGGGCCACCGAGTCTATCCACCCAGACATCACCTGTTCTTCTCCTATGTAAATCCGCACGCTCAAGCCGGGCCGCAGTGCTATCACCTGCTTGTTGATGCCCCACACATCAGCCATACCAAAGCCGAAGCTTCCACATAGCCCATCAAGCTGGCGCCGAACGGACACCTCAGTCCACCCGGTATACTCAATGTCATCCACCAGCATTGTGATATCTTCGTTAGGCATCGATGACTACATCCAGTGGCACCCGCGCAGGTACGAAGCCGGGGTGGTCGATTTGGTTTCTGTCGAGTATGTCCTGCTCGCGGTCGGGCGAGCCATACAGTTCATTGGAAAGCACCAGTGCAGGGACGCCCTCTGGCAGTGTTTTCTGTGCCAGCCTGCTGAGCGTTTCGCTGCGCGTGTCCAAGTCATCCATGATACCCACTCGCTGCACACGGAACGCTTCATGCACCTCATCACTGAAACGCTCGGTGTCCAACAGTAGGTCTATCTGTTCGAGCACAATGTCAGACGCACTCTTCGCGTCTTCGAATGTGGCATACACGGTCTCAGCTACCATACCACCAGCACACGCCACGGCGATACTCTGGGTAACGTCGGCTATCAGTTGTGCATCATCATCCGGGTCTGCCGTGCCAGCAGGTGCGAAGGCAAACAGCCCGCGCATTTCCTCGAACTGAGCCGGAGCGTTATCACGGTCAATGAGGAACACACCTTCCGTGGGATATGTGCCGTAAGCTATAGTTCCTGTAAGGCTGCGCACTAGGTCAGCACCACTGGACAGCAGGGCCGCAGGTGCTTCGCGTAGTGCGGTGATGGTGCGCTGGAACTCAGCCACATCAGCCACCACGGTCTTAACCTCATCGATAGTGGCGTATGCCGCATCTAAGGTAGCCAGTGCATTTTCAATCTTGGCGAATGCTTCGTTAAGCCCTTTGAACTTGGCTTGGAACCACGCCTCCAACTCAGCTAGGATGTTGCGCTTGGCGGCATCCGCCGCAGCCTTGGCGTTCAGCGTTACACCGGGTGTATCCGCCACACCTGCTTCAACAAAGCTGAGCTCGATGCGTACTATGCCCAGTTCAGCACGCGATTCACGCACAGAGCAGCGGGTACACACCACCTCAAGCGTTCCAAAGTATGGGTGTACCAGCTTACCGGGGCCACCCTTTTCCGCCGCAGCTATGAGCCTATCGCGTTGGTCGAAGTAGTCCTCACCCAGCAGGTACACTTCGAAACTGAAGTTACGTGCCCTCCTACCCATATCCTCAGTCGTAGGGTCATCCCTCGCTGGGAACTGGTGTGTTACGGCCCTGCGGCCAAACGCGCCTTCGGTGCGTTCTACGAAGAACGGCACGTTGCGGAAGCTGCCCTCACGGTATTGTTCTCGCCAGCCCATCACGCACCTCCAGTGGCAGCAGGCATCAGCCCTATGTCGGTTCTAAGCGACGTGTTATCGCCCTCAACTATTGCGGCCCGTGTGCCCGGTGGCCCCTTGACATCAACCTCCACACGGGCGTTGTTTGTGTTCGTACGCCCGCCCGACTGTGCTGCCAGTGCAGCAGCGGGTTCCGTACCACCCTCCGGTTCTGCCAGCCCAATCTTGCGCTCGAGCCACTTAGGAAGCACGAACTTGGCCAGCCCGGTAAGGATGTTCCACAGCATCTTGAACACGAACAGCACGGGGCTGAACACATCAGCTAGGAAGTATCCCATAGTCTTGAGGAACATGCCCCAGCTACTGAACGCATCTTTCCATGTATCGAACGTGTCGATGAGCTGGGAGATAACACGCATCCACACCAGTACAGCGATGATGGCCAGCCCAACCGGGTTAAGGAACAGCCCCTTCAATGCCAGCCCAAGTGACTTGAGCATTGGAAGCAACACTGGGCCGAACTTAACCAGCAGTGGGAACAGCGTGCCGAACGCTGTGACTAGGTTGCCCACCATAAACACCAGCGGCCCCAGTGCAGCCAGTATAGCCACAGCAATCGTGCCGAACTTGAGCAGCTCTGGGTTCGTCTTGGCCAGCTTGGAGAACGTCTGTGCAAGGTTCTTGAAGAAGTCCGTCATGAAGTCCAGCAGCCCGCTCTCAGCAATGGCTATGCTCAGCTCTTGGAACGCCGATATCATCTTGCGCTTCGCACCTACATAGCCCTCCATCTGCACTTCGGCTACACGCGCAGCCGCGCCTGACTCCTCCACCTTCTTGGTCATCTCCCGCAGCTTGGCGGAACCCTGCCGCACCAGACCAGCCATACCGGGGCCGGCTCGCTGTCCGAATATCTTCAGCATGTCACCAGCACTGGCCCCGGTGCGCTCCAGCGTTTCAACCACTTCGATGAAGCCCTTGACGTTGCCCCTCGCATCAAGCATATCCTCACGACGAATGCCGAGCCGCTGCATAGCAGCCACAGCTTCCGCCGCTGGGTTAGCCAGCTTGGATAGGGCACCGCGAAGGGCTGTACCTGCCATGGTGCCCTTCAACCCTACGTTGCCAAGGAGACCCATGGCGGCAGATACTTCGTTGAGTGGTATCTCCATACCCTTGGCAATGGTACCCACGAACTTCATCCCCTCGCCCAACTCCTGCAAGGTGGTGTTCGTGTTGGTGAACGTGTTCACCAGTATGTCATTGGTGTGTGCTACATCCTCAGCTTCAAGCCCAAAGCTACGCATGATACTGGCTGAGATGTCAGCAGCCTGCGACAAGTCCATAGCCCCTGCGGCAGCGAGCTGCATGGTACCACCGATTGAACCCATGATTTCATTGGTCTTGAAGCCAGCCAGTGCCAGATTACCCATGGCATCCGCAGCATCAGACGCGGTGAACTGGGTGGTAGCACCCAGCTCACGCGCCTTGGCTGTCATGCTTGCAAGAGCATCCCCACCCTCACCCGTGATAGCCTTCACACGGTTCATCGACAACTGGAAGTTCCCAGCGGTATCGAGTATGCTCTTGCCAAGGAGTACAGCAGGGGCCGTGATGCCGATGGACATAGCCCGCCCGGCACTCTTCATCCCCTGTCCAAACCTCTTGATATTGGCCGACGCAGTTTTGAGCTTGCCCGAGAACAGGTCTCGGCCCAATATGCGAATGCGAATTTCAGGTTCGGCCATCACTTACTCCTTGGCGTTGTTGCCTTGATGTATTCCTGCGCTCTTGCTTTCCAGAACCGGATGTCCCAATGTGTCATGCTCCACAACTCACTGGGTTGAAAACCGAAGACCCCTGCTAGGAGCCCGAGGTCTGACTGCCATCCGTCTGGCCAGTCGGCAAAAAAGTGTTCACTACCTCCACGCACTTGAAGAAGTCGGCACTGTCAAGCTGGTCGACGACTGAGGTGGGGACAGCGAACAGGCGGCTGATAAGCATCAGCATGTCGTCGAACATAATCTCGTCGACCTTGATGCCACGGAAATCAGCCGCCCGCAGGCGACGCGACAGCTTGAGCTGCCGAAGCTGCTCGCTGCCATGCTGCACAGGGTAGGTCAGTTCAACTACCTGCTCCTGCCCTTCCTGCTGTGTGGTTTGCTGCTCGCTCATGTTCTGCCTCCTTGCTGAAGTATGAGCGTGAGTGGTGCGGTATTACGCTTCGTCGGCGGACATGCCTTCGAACCGCACCTGAATATTCGCCTCCTCCGTACCGACATCACCATCGGCGGCATACCACGCATCCCGCAGCGTGAACACCTTGCCATTCGCCAGTTCCAGCGTGACGGTAGCATCGACGATGTTGGTGAAGTTCAGCAGGTCGAGACTGGAGCTGTCAGTAATCTCGCCCTCAATGTAGGCAAGCTGAGGCAGCTCCTTGTATCCGTGCGTTCCATCCGGCCCAACGATACCTTCCCGCTTGGGCTGTCCGGGGTTGTAGGTGAAGTTCCCCTTCGCATCGTACTGCTGCCCGTTCACCTTTACGAACAGCGTACCTGCGCGTCTGTTGTTTGGCATCTATCTCTCCCTTCAGTGGAATGTGCCAGCAGCTACGCCGACGGGCTCTCCAACAGGAACTGGATGGTGGCCGCACCGACACGGAACTGGTTGATAAGGTCAGGCGGCAGTGTCCACTCGAGACGGTTCGGGTCGGTGGTACTGCGCACGCAGACCAAGTCTGTCTTGAACTGGTCGAAATTCTCCACGAGGCCAAGGTTCTCCCACTGGCGGAACTTGGCAATGGCTTCCGCCTTGCCTACCTTCGGGGTCATGATGACCTGCCCGGTTGCCACACGCACGCCGTCCGATGCCAGCTTCGCACGCGGATACTTCGTGAGGATGGATACCCGGAAATCGTACCGCAGGTACATGAGCGTGAGCAACGTGTTGACATCGAGATACGCAATGTCCGGCGCACTCGCTGCGTTCGTCTGATACATGGTGATGGCACGCTCGATGCGCACTGCCCCGGCAGTATCGATGCTGACAGTGGCGATGCCGTCGTACAGCAACGAGTTCCGCTCGAGATAGGTGAACCGGTCCACCACAGGCACCGGGCTGACGCCCTGTAGCTGGAGCGTTTGG